TTGCTATATAAAAAAAGATGATGGCTGTTCTTATCATTGTTCCATCACCTTTAATTAAATTTACATCACATAGGTTTGCTATTCCTACAACTATAAAAATCATAATCTTTTTTGCTATCCCTTTAAATCCTATGGACGAGGATAGCTTTCTTTCAACTCCTGCTCTTAAAACTCCCGTCAAATAGTCAGCTATTACAAAAGCAAGTAGTGTGTAAATAAAGGCATCTACACTTCCAAGATAAAATCCTAACCATCCTCCAATGGCTGTAAAACATACTTTTAGTATTTCTAAAAACTTATTCATTTTATTCCTCCTCTGTTAGGGTATATGTTATTTTCATTGTCTTATCTGCCGTTTTTAATATTGGGCTTGATAGGTTGTTAATTGTTCCAAGGTATGGAGTGTGCAAATATAAATTTTTATAGAGATTTCCCCTAAAAGACCCATATCCAACCCTAAACGGCCCTAATTCAATTGATGGAGTCATCATGTCATAAAAAGTTGCATTGCTCGTTTGAATGATATTATCGTCTCCATCAATCACAAACTTATATCCCAGTATATAGTCACCCCATTCATAAATTCCTAAACTTGTACTTTCTCCAGATGTGTATTTCATTTCAAAATCAACGGCTATTTCTGAAACATCAACTGGATTATTAGCATTAATTTTATAGATTTTATTGCAGTCAGTATCAGGGACATATAGATATCCATTCTTTAGCAAGCTATAACCATTTTTATAGGCACTATTAGAACTTGATGGGTATGATCCAATTCTATATAGTCTAATATTATTTAATTTCCAATGATCTATCTTATAGCTACAATCATCCTTTTTTATCTTTATCCTGTTTAAGTCAGTATAATTATTTTCAAGATTTCTTATGAAGCCATAGTAATAGCCATCTTTACCATCAAAAAAACCCGATTCATACCAGTCATACGTTCCGATATTTTTATAAAAATCTTCTATAGAGATTGTCGTCTTTTCTATATTTTGAGGAGCATTTTTAAAGATTGGATCATTTAATCCAAGACTGGTTAATGGTTCTTGCATTTTTAATATTTCTAATGTTTTGTTTTCCAATGGCCAAACAGAAGTAATTGTATTATGGAGAGCATCAGCTTCTACCATACCTACGTAAACTTTCAAAATTTCATTATCTATGGATGTATAGGTGTAATTTAACCTTAAGCAAGACTGCCTACCATAAGCATCTCCATAAAAATATCTCCCTCCTCTATAATGAGTTAGTGCAAGAGCAGATATTCTTCCATTGGCTTGCGATGTTGAGAAATCCCATACAAATTTATATCCGTTTTCTATAGGAGTAGATTCAGTTAAATTGGCAGAGCCTCTTTTTGGTGCATCTGTTGAATTAACATCATTCGATGCATATCCAATTATCTTATTATTTGCAGGCGCTATATATTTATTTGAATCTTCATCGAGAGGAGCCTCAAATAATAAAATACCCCCATAACACTTATTTGCTATCGGGAATATTTCTTCCTTGTATTCCTCTGCATTGGTTTTATATATCGGATACATAAGCCCTGATGGATTGAGCCTTAATAAATCTGGGACTGCATTGGTTATTAAGTTTTCATCTTCATATATCTCCTTCGTATTTGTCCTCACATCAGTTAGTTCAATGACTGATTTACCTTTGAGCATTACCTTCCTCCTTATCTTTAAATTCTATAGTGATTTCTTCTTTATATTTTCCAAGCATTAATCCTTGATATTTAAATCTTCCTACCTTTTCATTAAATACTAGAGGTCTTGGAACTTGTCTTTCGACTTTGTAGTCTGCTTTAAGTTTCCTAAGAAGAAATGAATGGCTAAGTTCTATTATCTTCCAGGATTCATCAATCTTAATCTTCCCATCCCAAGCCTCTGTAGAACCAAGAGACTGACCAGATATAGCTGCGATAGCATTATCTTTTCCAATCATTGCTTGACCAGACTCAAGCCTAATTAATACCGAGAAATTGTTCATAGTCTTTTCCTGAAGTTTAGTTAATGGATAAAAAAGATTTAAAATGTGGTCACCACTTAAGTAGGTTTCTTTTGGAATGTGATATTCTATTTTCGTATCATTAAAAACATAAGTAATAACTAGCCTTGTTGGTATTTCTATGTTTTCAATAAAGTCTAATTCCTCTACTTCTTCTTTTTCTTCAAACTTTGGAGGATCATAGGATTTCCCATCATTATTTAAAACCTCTACTTGTTTCTTAACCTTTCTTGATATCTTTCTAGTTTTTTCTTCAGAATCACAGATGATATTTAACAAGATAGATGCATTAAAAATTGCCTCCGTTTCTTTATTGGAGGCAAATTCTATACGAATTATTGGTGTATCTGTTGTAGAAAGACTAAAGGCAGAGTAATTAGAATAGGCATGAACTACTAATTTTTCAGATTCAATTTGATTTAACAGTCCTACTATATTCTTATCATTCTTGCTTTTAGCCTTGGATAGATATGGATTCTTCCCAACTCCTAAAATCCTGTGCTTACCATTTATCTTGTATTCTATGTCAGTAATAAGTCCTTCAATCTTTTCTTCTTCATAAGAAATAGCTATCCTATCTCCAACATCAAGACTTGGGTCTCCTATAGTTACCATATCAAAAGGTGTGTGGTGAATTTTGCAAATTTCAGTAAGAAGTGCCTCACACATTCTTTTTCTTTTTTCTGGAAGTCCTAACTGCATCAATGGATTTATTCCAAGATTCATAGTTAGGCCATCGTCATTTTCTAAAGAGTAGTATTCAGCTATTTTAGTCTTTGCATTTGTTGAGTTGATGGCTGTATATCTTGTCTTAACCAATTTGCCATCACGAGAGACCTGTGCAAAAGCACCAAGGGTTGATGCTATATAGTGAATAAAGTCCCTGTAAGTTTCAATATCATGGTCTTGATATATTGCCAAAACTTCCTCACCGTTTACAAAAGCTTTTAACTCATCTTCTGTCATGCCTAGTTCTACCTTGCACTTCTCACATGAAAGACTTAGTAATTCAAAAGCTGTACCAAAGGTATCTGTAACTGGGAAATTCTTATCAAACCTAAGCATATAATCATAGCCTTTTAGTTCTAAAATTTTCTTAGACCTATTTGCTTCAGTGACATCAAAGATTCCCATTGGTATGGTTTCTATCTTTTTGCTTTCTAATTCTTGATGGTAAAAAAGTTCTAGCTTTGAATCTTCTAGAGAATACCTATCTATATTTGAAAAAAGGCTAATTCCAAACTCTCCAGCATAAACTGTACCTATTTCAAGTTCAGAAGATCCAGAGCAGGAACGATGGATGTACCCAGACCCTTTAAGAATATCTTTATTGGTAAATGGAATGATTGTTTCATCTTTTAAGATGATATTTCCCGTCCAGTAAAATTTACGAGAGTTCTTTTTTATAACTGTTTTATATTCCTCACTTGTTGGATGCATCAATATTCCTCCAATGAAAAAGATACTTCCCACAATCCCTTATAAGAAGTATCTTTTATTAATTTGACTTGGAACTTATCTATATACATTTGTGCCTCTTTTAATTCCAATGTTTCTGTATCTAAGTATTTAACATTAAGATTAGACATATTAGCAAAACTACTTAAGGTCTTTACAAGTTTAGGGCTACAAGAAAAGCCTATAGAAATACTTGCTACTTTGTTTCTAACAATATCTCTCTGAATAGTTCCTGCCTCTGTTTCTCCTCCAGTATCTGCCTCAATATCTCTAAACTCCAAATCATAAGAATTTGGTAGAGGTAGGTCTACTCCCTCAATAATTAAATATGATTGATATTTCATTATACGACTACACCTCCATTCACTGCGTCGCTTTGCTCCTTGTTCATGGGGTGAGACTGCATCTAACCTACCCACAAAATCACAGATTTTGGGTTAAGTCATTATCTACCTCCACTCCTTAAATTCTTACGCATGGATGCATTGACAATAACTTCATCAAGGAGAGTCCCTCCAAGATAAACTGGTATGACTATATCTCCAGAATTTTCCGATTTTAAATTAATATTTGCAAGTGCATCAGATATTTGTCTTCCTATATCAATTCCATTTATAGCAGATTCTTTATCATACCCACCCATACTAACAGTTGATATATTTGGACTTAAAACCATATCGCTTGCCACATTTTCCATTGAAGATTGAACTAGTCTTCTGCTCTTTTCTATCCCCTTGGATAGACCTTCCATAAAGTCTGGCATCCATGATTCGTAGTCGGTAAGTGGACCAACATCTGGAACTGAAAAGTGTAGGTAAGACCTAATAGTTGATGCTACATTCGATACAGCAGATGTCACATTGCTAATCGCACTTCTAATCCCTCTTGCAATTCCATTAATCATATCAGCTCCCCATGTATAAGCTTGAGATGCCAAATTCTTAATGTGATTAACCGCATTATTAAATCCATTTCTAATAGTTGACTGAATATTTGACATGGTCGATGAAATGCTTGATCTCATAGAATTAAAGGCAGACGATACTGCTGACTTTGCAGTATTCACTGCAGAGGAAATAGTCGACTTTATGGAATTCCAAGCAGATGAAACAAAGGATTTAATATTATTCATCGTTGATGATATAAAGGTCTTTATCCCATTCCAGATTGATTCAAGGACTGTCTTAATAGAAGTCAAGATAGTCTCAATTGTCGTTTTTATATTGGTCCAGGATGTAGAAATAAATTCTCCAATGGCAGTAATGACTGTTGTTAAAAACTCTTTTAGTCCATTCCAAATGGTTTCTACTTTTACTTTAATTGCATCAAGAACTGTTAAAATTAAAGTCTTAATACCTTCCCAAGTAGTCCTGATAAACTCTCCAACTGCTGTAAATACTTCTGTAGTTGTAGTTGAAATAGCTGTCCATATATTGGTAAAAGTAGTTTGAATTCCCGTCCAGAGGCTCGTAAAGAATTCTCCTAAACTTTGCCATAGACTCTTGGCTCCCTCAATAAAGGTATTCCAAGATTCAGTTAGAAAAGTTGTTATAGATGTCCAGATACTGTTCCATCCTTCAGCAAGTCCATTCCATAGGTTGGCAAAAAAGTCCTTGATTCCTTTCCAAGTATTCTTCATTCCTTCAATAAATCCAGTCCAAAATTCCGATAGAAAACTTGTGATTTCAGTCCAGGTACTTGTCCATGAATCAGATATCCCTTGCCATAGGTTTACAAAGAATTCTTTTATTCCATTCCAAATGGCAACAGTTGATTCCTTAATAGTTTCCCATATGGAAATGACTCCTTCTCTAAACCAGTCGCATTTCTTCCATAAAAGAACAAGACCAGCTATTACTGCACCAATAGCAATAGGAACAATCCCAATGGCTGATACTACTGCAGTGATTGCTGGTATAAGTGTACCTGTAAAGATTCCAACTATCTTAGTTATTCCTCCTACTATTAGAGGTCCTTTGGTCATAATAGTACCTATTGACCATATAAGTTTTCCTACAATCATAAGTACAGGACCAAGTGCAGCTATAAAAAGACCGATACCTGCAATAATACCTTTTACTGGTCCTGGAAGGGCATTAAGTCCATTTACCAGTTTTGTTAATATATCTACTGCTTTTCTAACAGCAGGCATTAAAAGTTCTCCAAAGGATATGGCTAATTCTTCTAAGGCAGATTGTAAAATCTTTAATTGACCAGCTAGGTTATCCTGCATAGTAGTAGCCATTTTTTCTGCTGTTCCATCTGCGTTGTATATGGCATCACTTAAGCTGTTGTAGTCTTTTTCACTGGCATTTATAATTGCCAACATTCCTGACATGGCATTTTTACCAAATATCATGGATGCTGCTTGTGCTTTTTGAGTTCCATCTAAATTAGCAAAGGCTGCTCTAAATGTGCTTAGAGTCTCATCAAGTGAAAGGCCCTGTACATCTTCAATAGATAAGCCCAACATGGACATTCCGTTCATAACTTCTTTAGTTGGTGATGCGAGTCTTGTTAGCCCAGACCTTAAAGCTGTCCCTGCTTGTGAACCTTTTATTCCTGCGTTAGCCATTAAACCTATAGCTACTGCTGTGTCTTCAACTGAGTATCCAAGGGCCCCAGCAATAGGTGCAGCATATTTAAAGGTTTCACCCATTAATGAAACATTGGTATTGGCATTAGATGATGCAGCAGCAAGAACATCAGCAAAGTGAGAAGAGTCTTCAGCTTTTAAACCAAAGGCTGTAAGGGCATCTGTAACAATATCTGAAGTAGTCGCTAAGTCCTCACCACTAGCTGCAGCAAGGTTCATGACTCCTTCAATACCACCAATCATGTCTTTACTTTTCCAACCAGCCATGGCCATGTAGTTCATAGCCTCTGCCGCTTCAGATGCTGAAAACTTGGTCTTTGCTCCCATTTCACGAGCTTTTTCCCTCAGAGCGTCAAAGTCGGACCCCGTTGCACCAGATACTGCTTTTACCTTGGACATACCAGAGTCAAAATCTGATGCAGTCTTTACAGCCGCTACCCCAAGACCTGCTACTGCAAGAGATACTGGCATCATTTTTCTTCCTACGTTTTCTATATTTTGCCCTGTGTTTTGCCATTTTTCCCCAGTAATAGCTATGTTTTGAAGAGTTTGATTGGTGGTTGCCCCTTGTCTTTCTAGAGATTTAAGGGCTTGTTCTGTTTCAATAATTTCACGTTTAAGAGCATCATATTGTTCTTGTGAAATTTTACCCTCTGCAAGAGCCTGTTCAGCTTGTTTTTGTGCCTCTTTTAATGATGTTAGTTTATTCTTCGTTTCTTCTAAGGTCTGTCCTAATAACTTATGCTTTTGGGAGATAAGTTCTGTGTTGCCAGGATCAAGTTTTAGAAGTTTATTGACATCACGCAGCTCTGACTGAGTATGTTTAATCTCCGTATTAACTTGTTTTAGTGCAGTCTGTAATTTGGTAGTGTCCCCACCAATCTCAACAGTTATCCCTTTTATTCTATTTGCCAATATCTCACCTCCTTAATTTTAGGCATCAAAAAAGCACCTAGAATTTTCTAGATGCTTCTTAGCTAAGTTTTTTATCTAGTAATGAATTAAAACGAATCTCCTCCAATTATTTTACCATTATAAGCATCAACATATATTAATACATCTTCAATCTCTATAACATAAGCTAAATGAAGAACACCAGATTTTTGAACTTTGATATTGTTTTTACTGTCTACTAAAAATGATGAATCCTTAAAAAAGTTATTAGATTTGATTACTTTTAACGAAATATTTTGAACACTTTCTGATTCTTTTTCATTAGATGCTGATAAAAAATCTTTTGCTATGTTTTTAGCTTTTATTTCATCTATCTTAGGTGGTTCTTTTATTATAAAGTCATCTATACTATCATATAGAATTATAGCGTTCTTATTTCTATCGAATACTACTCTAATTTGATTGTATGGGTTGAAAATATTAGCAGCATTAGCTTTATAAAAAGAATACATCTTATATTCTTTTGTATAATAGCCTATTTCTTCTTCTGTATAGTCAAATGGAATGTATTTATCTTTGATAAATTTTACATACTCTTTTTTTGGATATTCTAAATCTTCTGCAATATCTTCATCCCACTTAAGAGTCGATAAAGCATCTACATTAATCACATCACTATTATTATCAAAAATAAAGATAGCCCCTTTAGAAGACTGAATTTTTATACCTCCATTATCCAAATCTTCTCTTTCTTTATAGATCAATTCTCCATCTTCTACATTATATCCAAAATCCTTTAAGGTACTAATTATTTTAACTTTATCTAAATTATCAATCGAATTCATTTTCTTGGAGCATGCCATTAATAAAAATATTAAACAAATACATATTAAATATTTTAAAGTTATTTTATTTTTCATAGTCACTTGCATGGTATTTACTAAACTCTACCTGATATATTTTTATCACCCCAAAAACGTATATAATAATATGTTCCTGGCTTCTCAATAGCTCTTAATACATTAGAATAAAATGTTTTGCTTGGATTTCTTCTGACTTGATGCTTTAAATTTCCAGTAAAATCTAACATTGTACCTAGTTCAACCCCTTTATACCAACCTAAAAATATTTTCCCATTTGAAGATCCGCTAATACCAAAAGCGTCTCTCCACCTTGTATCTTCTGCCGTATTACACCCATTTAAAAAAACAAATTTCCAACAACAAGTAACATCGTTTAGACCTAAATATCTTACATAACTATACTTTTGCCCATTTCCTAAAGATATTGGTGAGGCATGACCGGAAAATGCAAACGCATAATTGTTTCCATCTCCTCGAACAAATCTTCTTAAGCTTACCCCATTATCATTGTCTGCTGAATCTGTATATGAATTATATCCCAACGAACTAAGGATAGAATTAATGTTGGATGCTGAACTAGTAAAATATTTTGTATTTTTGCCCTTATGTGTTCCATAATATGAAGCCCCATCTTTTGACGCTGCAAACTCATCTCCACCTATTATTTCACCGGTATAAGCATCAACCAAAACAGAAAAATCATCAAATGTAACAACATATGAACAATGTAATGGTCTTTCTAACTGTCTATTGGCATAGATTTCTAAGTCAATATCGTTTAATCCTTCAAGCGAATTATTTTCAAAATAGTCATTTTCTTTTCTGACTTCCAACTCTATCAAAGGAATCCCAGAATAATTGAATTTTATATTATTATTCTCACAATAATTAATTGCTATTTCCATTGCTTCATTTCTATCAATCTTTGGTAGACCATTTACAATATACTCATGGCACTGATTAAACCCTAAAACGGTATGCGTTTTAAAATCTACTGTTATTTTATATGAATCATAATAATTTGTTATATCGTATTGATTATCTTTCAAACAAATAATCTGATGGAATCCATCCAAAATAGGTTTTACTTCAATAATGTTGTAATCATTAGGCACATATTTAGATACTATTAAATCAATATATTTTTTATCTGTATCAATAAAATACTTCTCATTTTCATCTGTTAAGGATAAACTATCCGCAATATCATATTGATCTACAGAGACTACATCCAGATTTTCTGTTAAAGTAATTTTTCTTTTACCTTCATCAGATACAATTGATATAAGACCATCATTTTTTCTTATTTCTATATTTTCACCTTTAGTATCATTAGCACTCATACTATAGAAATGTATATTAGTGCCTTGCGTTTTAAAATTAAAATCATTCAATATTTCATCTATTTCTGTTTTAATATCCTTATCTACATAGCTACCCGCAAATACAAAACTTGGTGCTAAAAACGATACCAGCACTAATAAATATCCAATAAAAAGTTTAATCTTTTTCATACTGACCTCCTGTGAATTTTTTGCTTATATATTGTGTTCTTATGGTTTATATACTACAGTATATATCGCCATTCTTATACCTTTGTGGATTTAAATATACCATTTAATTTCCTCCTGCGCCTCCACGACACTGCTCACACTCAAACTTATCAAAGCCAAATAATGTATAAATGCATGTATCTAGTTTGTTTGCAATTTCTATTCCTACAGAAATTGTAGCTTGAGCCTCTCCACGTTCTAAAAGACTAATATATTGTCTCGTTACACTAAGCCCATTAGCTAATTGCTCTTGAGTTAATCCTTTTTCTTTCCTAATTTGTTTTATTCTATTTTTCAACGTTTTTAAATCTGCCTACCTAACTATCTTAATTTAAACTTATTCTAACATATTAATTTTTATATTGCAAATATATTTGCTTTAGTTTTTTAAAACCTATCAAAATCATCCTGTGTAGCTACTTCTTTGTATTTATAGTCGTCATTATTCTTTTCTGTGAACATATCATTTACAAGTCCAATCGTTAGTAGGGATAAATCAGAAACAGAAAGACCAAGTTCCACTGCCCTTAGTAAAAACAAGGGTGTAGTCATTGGTCTTTCTGTTGGTCTTACTTTTTTTTAGGAACTTCTTCCGATTTTATGTTAAGCCCCCACAACTCAATTAGCTGTGGCAGAATTTGGTAAATGGAAAAGGTTGAGAAATTATCTAACCATTCTTCTGGACTATCTGGCACAGATTTATCTCCATGCTTTGCCATTACATAGGCTATATTTTCAAATAGTTCTAATGAACCTATATCTAGATTAGATTTATCTTCATCATTTTTCTTCATGGACTTTTCAAGTTCCATTAAGTCTTTGAAGATATCTCTTCCAAATTTAAGTCTATAGATTCTTGGAATAGCTGCTGAGGCACGAAAAACAACATCTTGTCCGTCAATTTGAATTTTCTTTGTTAGTGCCATATCTATTTACCTCCAACACTTGCTCTTGAAGGTGTTATTGTAGTTTCTGTTGGCATATAGACTGACTTATACCAACCATCATAAGTTTCCTTCGTAGTCTCTTCACCTGTTCTAGCCTTTACATTTCCATTTGGAAGTGGTCTAGCTTGAATAGATAAGGTTTCTGGTTGAACTTCTCTTGATTCTTCATTAGTTTCTCCTTCGAGAGTAGGTCTTGCTGCTGAACAGTTATACATAACGTGACGGATTTTCTTTTGGTCACCATCAAACTCAAATAACAGTGCAAAGTTTGCAGTTTCAGAATTTGAAGACTCAATAAGAACTTTGTTAGAATCTGATTTTTCCATCAAAACATCAGTCCTAAAGGATTCTGGAATAAGAGCGATTTCCAAATCTCCGTCATATCCCATATTGTTTGAAATAGTGTAGTATTCAATTCCATCTGCATAAAAGCTTTCAGGCTCTCCATTAGGATCCAATGAAATTGAAACAGCACCAGGCATTGGCACTGGTGTTTTATATTTAATAACGCCCTCTTCAGCTTTATCGAAGAGAGCGTAGTGAACATTACAAATATTAAATTTAACTTTATTAGCCATTTTTTACCTCCATAGTAAATTCATAGAGAACTTCATAAAGTCTTTCTGATTCAATCCAAACTTCAGATTTTTCATAATAGATTTTTTCTCTATCAAGTATCTCTTCTATCTTTTCTTCTAATTTTAAATCTTTTTTATCGGTGTATAGTTCTAAGTCTATCTGGGTGTTTTTATAAAAGACTACTCCATCTGCACCAAAGTGTTTATTCTTTGGAAATAGATAGACAATAAATGGTGGATCTGGACTTTCTCCTTCAGCAAAGTGCGAGTATGCAAATGGAAGTCCTATCTTTTCAATTATTTTTAATAGCCTATCCATCGTTTAGTTTCCTCATAATATTTTCTTCCAATTCTCTGATTCCTTTCTCCTCAGCTGGTCCAATGTGTGGCTTAGCAGATACTCTTCCTCCCTGCCTAAGAACATGACCTTTTTCAAGTAGATGAGCCAGTTGATATCTATTTCTTGAATGGACCACAAGTTCTATTGAGTTTGATGTTTCTTTCATAGTTTTTACAGACCAAGATTTAGAATATTTCTTTGTTTCTCCTACAGGTGCATTTTCTTGTATGTCTTTTCTAATATTTCTACCAGCTTTTTTGACTTCCTTTTTGACTTCATCTGTTGCCATATCAGAATATTCTTCTAAGCTTTTCATTATTTCACTGGCGAGGTTTTCAATTTTTACGTTCACCTACTCACCTTCCTACACCTAAACTTTATATATTTGTTCTTGTAGTTCATAAAGTCAATTGAGATGATATTGTACTTTTCATCTTCAAATAGAATTCTGTACTCTGAAGTATTAATGTTCTTCAGACTATTTTGAAATCTTACAGTAAAAGAAATGTCTGACCTGTCTACTTCCATCCCAAGAAAAACTTCTTCGCCTTTACCTTGAAAAGAAATATAGGCTGACGTTTCTAGATAATCCGTCCATACTGATTTATGGTTACCAATTCCATCTACCTCAACATTTTTATATTGAAAGGTTATTTTTCTATTTAAATCCGATATTTTCATTAGAACTCAGCCTTTCTCATTCCAAATAATAAAGCCCTTAGAGTTAAGTTTAATTCAGAATAATCTGCCTCTTCTCTATGTTCATAAAGATAAGCGGTCATATATAAGACAGCTATCTTTCCATTTGGATTTTTAGAAAGGTCTTCTTCACTATTAACTCTAGCTACATCCATGGAGTGTTTGATTGATGATTGGATGAGAGAATTAATCATCTCATCCTCATCATCAAAATCCACCCTTAAATAGGACTTTGCCTCTTCAAGAGTAATCATAGTTTACTCCCTAGGCAGTAGCACCGATTTTTAATAGTTTAACTGCTTCTCTTAAAACTAAGATTCCATCAACTCTTTCTTTACCTAAGAAACCAACCATGCCATTACCAGCAAATAGTTCCTTTAAGTCTTGGAAAGACCTATTTCCCCTATCTCCAATCTTGTAATAAGAAAAATCGCCAAATGCTACTGCTAATTTTCCTTTATCAGCTTTTGGAGCAAAGTCAGATGTGTAGGCAGGATATCCTAAAAGTCTATCTGGTTCTCCATCTTTAAGTGATGGTTGCCAAATATATGCACCATTAACATCTTTAAGCTTTCTAATTTGAGCAACTGTTGCATCATTTAAAATGAAGGCTGCTTTCTTCCTATAAGGTCTATCTAGAGAGTAAACTAAATCAATTAATTCATCTGCGGTAATTGTTTGAGTCTTTGTTGTTCCTCCAAGTTCTCCACCCTTTTTAGAGTCAAAAATTCCTGTAGGTTTATTTACTCCATCTCCATTTAAGAAAGCATCTTCTTCAGCATTTGCTAGTGCTCTAGTAAATTCTTCAGTGATGTATTTTTCTAGATTAAAGGCCGCATCATATAGAAGTTCTTCAGTAACTTTAATTCCAACATGGAGTTTGTGTGCATCTAGAGATACTTGGTCGAATGTACCATCTCCAAAGGTAAGTTGACCACCTTCTTCTACCCATAGAGCAGCAGGCTTTGTAGCTGCAATATTAATTTTATGAAGTCCAGAAGTTTGAACTTTTGTAGCTAATTTTCTTACGATATTTTCTTCTTCAAGACCATTTACGATATCTGTTTCCATTTCTTCTGGAACTAAATACCCACCACTTTCATCTGCGCCTACTTTTAATTCATTGGAAATATCTCTAAAGTTTGTTCTTAGTGCCTTCATCATAGACTTCTTATAGACATTTCTTGCTCTCATTGGTTTTTCTTCTTCATTAAATGTAGCGGGTTCATTTGTTAGTGCTTGAGTTGTAGGTTTTTCTAAGGATTTATCCATTTCCTCTTCCCTCTTCTTTCTTTCGATTTCACGAGTATAATTCTCGATAGTTCTTTCCATCTCTTCATAGGTCTTGAAGTCTTCGTCAGACATTAGTCCATTTTCATCTTTCTTAGATTCAGCAAATGCCTTTGCCTCATCCCAAGCTTTAGTTCTCTTTTCCATTAGTTCTTTTAAGTTCATATCTTTACCTCCAAGTATTTTTAATTTTGTTTAATCTTTCTTCTACCTCATTCATTGAGTGAGTTTTTACTTCTTTATTTATCTTTGTTAAAAGCGAGTTTGTAACTGATCGCCTTGAAAAGACCATGTTTGTAGCTTTTTCATCTTTCCTTTTGTCAATGAGAGTTCCATCACAAAAGCCCATCTCAATGGCCTTATTCTTATCAAACCAAGTCTCCCCATCCATTAGATTAGAAATCTCTTCTCGGGATAAACCTGTCTTAATCTCATAGGCATTAATGATTGATTCCTTGACTTCCTTTAACATATCAATTGCCTTTTGCATCTCTTTTGAGTCGCCAATTGCCACAGTTAAAGGGTTATGAATCATCATTAATGAGGTTGGACTCATCAATACTTCAGTTCCTGCCATGGCAATAACCGATGCTGCTGATGCTGCAAGTCCGTCAATCTTTATGGTTACATTTCCCTCATGCTCTAAAAGCATGGTGTAAATTCTCGATGCTGCGATGCAATCACCGCCAGGGGAGTTGATCCACACAGTTATGTCTCCACTTTTATTTTTTAATTCTTCAAAAAAGAGCCTTGGTGTGATTTCATCATCAAACCAAGACTCTTCTGCAATTACTCCATCTATATAGAGTTCATTTGAATCCTTTTTCCAGTTCCAAAATATTTTATTTTTCATCCTCTAAATCATTACCTCCATTCTTTTCATAGAAAGCTCCTGCCTTATCAAGTGGTAGCATATTTCCATTTACAAGATATAAGTCACCACCTTCTTCAGCTGATATCCTATCTAGGTTTTCTAATTCTCTTATGTCATTTGCACTCATCCAACCATTCTGTCTTCCCACTGCATATCCATTCATTCTTGATTCATAATCTCCTCTTAGAAGTCCATCGAGATTGAATTTAATAAAGTAGGATTCTTTCTCCTTCTTTGTTAGTAGTGCTCTTTCTAAGGATTGCTCCCAACGAACAATCCAAGGGTCAAGGGTGTATTTAACAAATTCAAGCGACTGTTGTTCTATATTTGAAAATGACGACTTCTCCAAGTCTCCAATCATATGAGGTGGTATTCTGAATATCCTTGCTATCTCATTTAACTGAAACTTTCTTGTTTCCAAAAACTGGGCCTCACTTGGCGCTATGGCTATTGGTTGGTATTTCATCCCTTCTTCAAGTACAGCCACTTTGTTAGCATTTTTAGGCCCCTGAAAGGCTGCATTCCATGACTCTCTAACTCTTTCTGGATCTTTAATAATACCCGGATGCTCTAAAACCCCACCTGGTTGTGCTCCATTTTGGAAGAAAGATGCTCCATAATCTTCACAAGCCATCGCCATGCCAATGGCATTTTTTGCCATTGTTATTGGCGAATATCCAATAAGTCCATCAAAACCAAGCCCTGGTATATGAAGGACATCTTCTTTTAAAAGAAAAACTTCTTCTGATTTGTAATTGTATTTATAAAAGATTTCTCCATCTTCACTTCTCATAACCGTCATCTTATTTGGCATTAATGGATAAAGTCCAATAACCTCATTTCTACCATTACGAATTATCTGAGCATAGGCATTACCCCAAAGTAATAGATGGGTCATCAGTGTTTCTCTAAATACAAATGAAGTCATTTCATCATTAGGTTCGTCATGCAATAAGAAATATATAGCGTGTTCTTTTGCTTTTTCCTTTGAGTTTGAATTACCTCTTTTGTATAGATGAAGAGGAAGTCCTGCTAAAGTTTCAGCAAGAACTCTCACACATGAATAAACTGCTGTCATCTGCATAGCAGTAAATTCGTTAACATTCCTTCCTGCTGTTGTTCTCCCAAATAAAAAAGACGATGAAGATATCCTCTCCCCGTCTTTAGGTTTGTCTCTTGACTTACCTGTGCCCTTATGGGTAAATATTAAGTTTAAAATGTTTATATTACCACCTCCTGATTTTAGATATAAAAAAAGCACCTACTAATGTAGATGCTTATATTGTTACATATTCTTAGATAAAAAGGGTTTTATTTGTTATCTTTTTCAAATTTATCTATTAACATTTCTAAACTTTCATAAACTAATTTATACTGATCATCTGTCCATTCTTTCGTTAGAGCTGTATTAAAATTTTGTAAGGCTTTGCTCAATGGTTCATATTTTAATCTTCCTTTTTCTGTAAGATATATTTTTTTATTTCTTCTATCTTCTGCATCTATTTCTCGACTTATATATCCTTTTTGTTCTAACGATTTAACCATTCTAGCTGTAGCTGCTTTATCTACCTTTACTATTTTTGTTAATTCTTCTTGAGTCAATCCATCTTTTTTTGTAAGTGCTATATAATATGGTTCTTCACCTACTCTTATATCAAATGGTTTAAGGACATCTTTTAATTCTTGTTGGATGCATCTAGCTAAATATGTTATAAGTTTTCCAATACTTTTTTCCATTTTATATCTCTTTTCCTATTAATGTTTTATCTAATATTACATTCCAAAAAATACTTGCCAAATATCCACACAAAACATTCATAGGAAAAGTAGAAAAATACATCTTCCAAAAGTTCTCATCATATCCTTTCATCTTCAATAATCCACTAATAGACATAATTGCAGTAAAATAGATTGCTGGTAATATTGATGAAATTATTAAGAAAATATTGTATGATTTTCCTCTATATAATTTTTTTGTTAATTTAGCTCCTATAATACCAGCCGGAAAAATTAAAGATGCAAAACTTGCAACTATCGATTGTAATAACATCATTGTTATTACACTTGGGATAATAATTTTTCCTGTATTAATCTGAGACATTATCACGCTCATTGTACTTCCCATTAGAATAGGGAAGATATATCTTTTATATTTCATAATTTACTCACCTTCCTTTGATGATTAAATTATACTTCTATTTAGTTGATTGGTCAACTATTTTTATTTATTCCTATATTACCACCTCCTAAAACACTATAAGACCTCTATCATCATAAATTGATTCACTTGTATCATTACCACTCCTTATAGCCCTATCAAGAGCCATTATTGTAGCAATTACACCATCAATTTTTTCTGTCGATTTTTCTTTGTCTGCTTTAATGTTTCCAGCAGGATCAGTTCGTATGAAGATATTATCCATCATCCATCTTAGAACTGGATGTCCTCCATGAGCTATTTTTCTTTCGAGAGTTAGTTTCATTAATTCTTTTGTTGGCGGAGACATGTCTTTAAATCCTTGACCAAAAGGAACGACTGTAAAACCCATGCCTTCTAAGTTTTGAACCATCTGAACTGCTCCCCACCTGTCAAAGGCAATTTCTCTAATGTTATATATCTCACCTAAGTCCTCTATAAATTTTTCTATAAAACCATAATGGACTACATTACCTTCTGTCGTCATAATATAGCCTTGTTTTTTCCATAGGTCATAGTTTACATGGTCTCTTTTTACTCTTATGTCGAGGTTGTCTTCTGGTAACCAAAAGTAAGGTAATATTTGATATTTATCATCTTCATCTATTGGAGGAAAGACTAAAACAAAGGCTGTAATATCTGTTGTAGATGATAGGTCAAGTCCACCATAACAAACTCTGCCTTTTAGTTCTTCTTCATTAACAGTAAAGTTACATAGGTCCCACTTTTCCATAGGCATCCACCTAATTGCTTGTTTGACCCACTGGTTAAGCCTTAGTTGCCTAAAAGCATTTTCTTCAGTTGGGTTTTGTTTAGCTGATTCACAGGCTTGTCTTACTTTTTCTATTGGTACAGTTATTCCAAGAGACGGATTTGCCTTATGCCATACTTTTTCATCTGTCCAATCATCTTCTCTGTCTGCTCCATAAATCACAGGATAAAAAGTTGGATCCGTTTTTCTGCCTTCAAGTATGTCCACTGCCTTTTGATGTGTTTCATAGCAGATTGATTTCGTATCTGTTCCTGCAGTTGTTATAAGAAAATATAAGGGCTGAGTTCTAGCATCTCCTGACCCTTTTGTCATTACATCAAATAGCTTTCTATTAGGCTGAGTATGAAGTTCATCAAAGACTACACCATGAATATTAAATCCGTGTTTGGAATAAGCCTCTGCAGATAGAACTTGGTAGAAAGAATTGGTCGGCTTATATATCATTCTCTTTTGAGATGCTAGAATTTTTACTCTTTTAGATAGGGCTGGAGACATTCTTACCATATCAGCTGCAACATCAAAGACAATAGTTGCTTGCTGTCTGTCAGCAGCACAACCATAAACTTCTGCTCTTTCTTCTCCATCACCACAAGTTAGAAGAAGTGCTACAGCAGCTGCAAGTTCTGACTTTCCCATTTTCTTTGGTATTTCAATATAGGCTGTATTAAATTGTCGATATCCCGTATCTTTTACAATGCCAAATAAGTCTCTTATGATTTCTTCTTGCCAATCAATAAGCTTGAAGTCTTTACCTGCCCATCTACCTTTTGTATGTTTCAGACATTCTATAAAGGTAACAGCATAGTCTGCTTTGTTTTTATCATATTGAGATGTAGGTAGCATAAATTTTGTTGGTTTATATTTCATTTGACCTCCTTCCTTGAAAAATAGGCATAAAAAATACTAGCCGTTAGCTAGTTCACTACGAGAAAAAGAGCCTTCGCTCAATTTCTTGATTTCTAATTATTTTGTTTTCCTAATTCATAGGCCTCTTTTAACATTTCTTTTAATGACCATACTGAAACTTCTAAAAAGTCTTCTGAATCATTGTTTCTTTTTTCTAAGTCTCCTCTTTCTTCTATTGAATAAGAATGTTTCTTGGCAATTTCTAAAAGTGCTTTATCTCTTTTTTCATTAATTCTTTTGGTGGCCTCTAAAAAGCATTGCCTTTTCAATTCTTGGTTTGTCATTTACCTCACTCCTCTTTTCTTATTCTTATGAAGATTATCTATAAAGTCATCAAACCATTTCGCTCCAATCTCAAGTCTTATAATTGGAAGTCTTCCTAACTTGTTGTATTTTAAACTTACTATCCTTAAGTCTTCAGGAAGGTTGCTTTCGTAAAATTCGTTAATTGTTTTTCCCATTGTGATATAAATTGTGTCATCTTCAAGGTAATCTTTTAAATAATCTTGAAAAGCTAAGTCTCCATTTTCTCCTTCGTAAAGTCCAAGCATTGTAATTGCTGAAGAGTCGATTAACTCATTTAAATCTTCCTGTGTTTTCATATATTTGTATGCCATATTTTTTCTCCTTATATTTTTTTGTATGTACATATAACCGTACTGTCAAAAATAAGTCAAGTTAATTAAGGGATATAATGGCTATATTTCAACCTTTACTCGATATTTTTTCTATTCTATCCACTCTGAAAATTACATTTAACATCGAACCATTATCCCATTTTACTAGGATTGATCCAATGGCATCCACCCCATAAACTGTGCCTAAGGTTCCAACTAGAGGTGCCCCATCATCTTCCATTTGGATTAGTTTTACTCTTGTACCTACTGGATACGTCTCTTTTAAATTTTCTATAATTTCCCTTGAAATCATCTAATCACCTCACATACATATATCACTTAATTCAAGATTTATATCAAGTCTTATTTGCAGTATTTAAAAGTCTTTTGAAAATATATATAGCGCATGGAAGAGCAATTCCATTGCCCCACATTTTATATTCTGCAGAATCAGTTCGTGGATTTTTAAGCCATTTTAATATTTGCTTATCTGTTTTTTTCTTTTTAAGACCTTTTATTTCAGCATCCTTATCAAAAACTTCTCTCCAAAAAGACAAGTCCTCATCTGTTGGATTTTCTATTTCTAAGTTATCACACCAGTAATCTGGAAATCCTTGTAGTCTTCCACATTCTCTTGGTGTTAGTCTTCTTACAAGTTTCTGATTAACAAGTGGAGGGTCTTTATAATCAGTGGCAACTAAAGAAGATGATATATTCTTGTCTGCTTTTGTAAAATGAGAATTTTTACTCATGGTGTAGATGTCCTCTACAATTGCAACTCCACCTTGATTTCTTGTCGGAGTATTTCCAGATGTATCTATAGTCCTTGAAACATCACACTCATATATATTGTGTCTTTCATTTTTTGTATTTTCAGAAGTTTGTCTTATATCATAGACTACAAATGGCTGGTTATTTCCACCTTGTCCTAAGTTTGATGCAAGTGTTTGTGTTTCTTTTAATGGTCCTTTATACCTTGAGTCTTGACTGTGATTTTCAAAAACGAATGGTGCAATTCCTCCACTTGCTCTCAAGGTTCCACTTTCATCAGAATAAAAGTCCATCCTTTCTCCACCTTGGTCATTTAAACAGATTTTTTTATTAAAGCTTTCTTTAATGGCTCTGGTATTTCTTTTCCCTTTCTCGCAGCCCTCTGAAGTATCCCCTGACATGCTTTTTTGCTCAAATAATATTTCTCTGGAACTTCCTCCATCAAGATCTGCGACAAGGAAGATTCTTCTCCTTCGTTGGGGTACTCCGAAGTATTTAGCATCAAGGACTCTCCAAGCAAGGGAAAAATTGTCTCCCAGGATTTCTCCTGCTTTTTCCCATTTCTTAGGTCGAGTAAGTTTAACTGTGGAATCCTTAATTCTTGTAATTTCTTCAAGGACGCATCTAAAGTCTTCTCCTTTGTTTGATGAAAAGGCTCCTGGCACATTTTCCCATAGTAGGTATCTTGGATACTTACCATTACTTTTACACCTCATTTCTTTTATAACTCTAATAGCCTCATAAAAAAGGTTAGATTTTTTTCCTTCGAGTCCTGCCCTTTTACCAGCAATAGATAAATCCTGGCAAGGACTGCCAAAGGAAATAATATCAACAGGTTCGATTTCAGACCCGTCGATATCTTTTATATCTCCTAAATGTTTAACTTGAGGTAGTTTTTTCTGTGTGACTATTATTGGAAAAGGCTCAACTTCTGATGCCCATATAGGTTTTATTCCACAAATAATAGCAGCTAAAGGAAATCCTCCACTACCGTCAAATAGTGAACCTAATCTTAGTTCTTTATTCATTTTCAATACCCCAGAAATCAAAAAATGCACTACTTGCTGCTAAGTCAGCATATGGTGTGCATTTTTCAATAACCTTATTTTCTATCCATTTTGGGATAAAACCTACTTTATTATATTGTCCAAAACCACCAAACAAACACTTCATGGCAATATTTCTAGCTTTTACAGCATCATCAAATGTATCGTAGTATCCTAAGTGAATATCTTTGCCACTTACTTTTATTCTTGCTCTATACTTACCTCTAGGTTTATAGAAACTTACTCCAACAACTCCAGAAGTATTATTTTTTTGCAAGCCTTGATTTATTTGATTCTGCTGATGAGTGCAATATCTTATATTACAGGCTCTATTATCTAGAGTATCCATGTTAATGTGATCTACCTCAAAACCATCTATGTGAGGAAATAAATAATCATGTAGGACTCTACCTTTTGAATCCATCATGTACATATTTTCATAGCCTTGCCTACAATAATAGAAATTTACATTTTTTATTTCATTAACTCTATTTGCATCTAGTTTGAAAATTACACCATCTTCAGTTTCTCCTAAAGCAATACCAGAGTCTTCAGATAAATAATATTTTATGTTACTCATCTTTTAGAACCTCCGAATACTTGTATTCTTTACCTTCTCTTAGAAGTTTTATCTCATCATCACTACCAACTAGATTTAAATATCTTTTTACTGCTACATCAACAAATTTAGGTTCTATTTCTATTCCATAGCAGATTCGATTAAGCTCCTCACAGGCAATTAATGTAGATGCACTTCCTAAAAATCCATCAAGGACTAAGCCATTTGTTTGAGTTGATTGCTTTATTAAATAAGCAATAAGTGGTACTGGTTTTGATGATGGATGACCACATCCTTCTTTTTCAGAATCTTTAATTCCATCAAATTCAAAGACTGCTGTTTGCTTTTGATCTCCATACCAGTTATGTTTTCCATCTTTTCTCCAACCAAAGATAATAGGCTCCATATTAAATTTCCAATCTGTTCTCATGAAAGGAGCTCTTGGTTTTTTCCAAATAAGCCCTGCACCAACTTTAAAGCCTGCATCTTCAAAAGCATCATAGAAAACTCTAGCTTTCATAGTTGCATAGAATTCATAAATTGATGCATCCTTAGCCATTGCGTCTTTAAAGTTTGTAAAGACCTTCATCAAAAATTCATAGGCCTCTTTATCATTTAAGTTGTCATTTTTAATTGTTCCCGATTTATTTTTCAAATCTACAAAATATGGTGCATCGGTACATACTAAATTGACCTTAGTTTCACCTAGTAACTTTTCAAAAGTATCCCATAGAGTAGAATCTCCACAGATAACTTTATGTCTTCCTAGAGTCCAAATATCTCCCTCCTTGGAAAAAATAGGCTTTTTAAGTTCTTCTTCAACATCAAAGTCATCTTCTTCAGCCTCTACACCAAGGTCAAAGAGCGAAGATAATTCTTCAGTTGAAAATCCTGTAAGCTCTACATTAAATCCATAATCTTCTAGGGATTCAATTTCAACTCTCAATAGTTCTTCATCCCAGCCAGCATCAAGAGCCATTCTGTTATCAGCTAAGATATAGGCTTTCTTCTGTGCCTCGTTTAGGTGGTCTGCAAAGACACAAGGTACTTCTTTTATTCCTTCTTCCTTTGCTGCCATAATTCTTCCATGACCTGCAATAACTCCGTAGTCTTTGTCAATAATTACAGGATTGATAAAACCAAACTCTCTGATTGATGATCGTAGTTTGTTAATTTGGTCTGCTGAGTGAGTTCTTGCATTGTTTACATAGGGTACAAGTTTTTCAATATCAACTAATTTCATTTCTTTTGTTGTAATCATATTAGCCCCCACTTAGCAAATTCTTCAAAACCACCAATAGAATTAATATATTTTCTAGCAATTTCTACAATTTCAGAATATGGTCTACCATCAACGGTCTCATCTCCGATTGCACAGGATAATTCAATCTCTCTATTTTCTTCTTGTGCCTTTAGGTGGGCATAAATATTAACTGATATATCAGCCTTGGATAGGTCTTTACCATGAAGACCACCACCAGTTACTGCTCGTCCCATATCTGAGCCGAGTTTTCTATTGGTCGCTCCAGTATCAACATTAAATCCTCCAGTCCAATCTCCAAGTGGATTCACGATAGCTTTTGGATAAATTGATTTTAAGATTTCTGTAGATATATTTGACTGGCATATGATAAGTTTATCTCCATCAAGAATGTATTTTCCATCGTAAGGATAATTAGAAAAAATTTTACGAGCAATTAGAGATAGTTTCTTTTCTTCATCTGATATAGGCACTCCCTTAAAGATTCCATTGTCACCACATCTTATCTTTTCTTTTTGATTATTTGATAGGTGGATATCCTGTTCTACTATTTTAATATCTGCTTTGATATATCCAGCTATCCTCTTAATCGCTGTTTCAATTTCTTTTTTATTTAGATTACAATCTGTTTCTATAATTACATGACAATTTCCATGTCCCAGCAAAACTTCAACTGCTATTTTAGGATTTTCTTTTTCCTTATATGCTAAATCTACAATTGATCCTGCAATGCAATCTGCTATTTTATCTGGATGCTTTGGATTTACTTTTTCAAACAAATTTATTACCTCCTTTGCCTTAGTAATTTTTCCATCATATCTTCTCCATAGTCCTCATAAACTTCAGTACAGTTTTCTTTCACTATGTCATAAATTTCATACCATAAAAGGTTGGCTGTCTTTTGAAACTGACTAGACATCTGTACAA